AGGAAGTGGGAGGCCGTGCCGTCTGCTACCGCGCTACGCGGAAGTTTGACGAGATGATCCTGAAAGGCCGGTATACCTATGCGCGGCGTGGGCCTGCTCCGGAGCCGTTCTATCCGGCGATGCCCGGAGCGGAAGACCTCTCGTGGTTCTGCGGTAGCCGCGAGCGATATGACTTCTGGGACGCGAAGCGAGAGCGCGAGCTTGAGAGTAAGTTCGTGCCCGATACGTACGCCTGGGACTCCGCGCGAGTCGTGGTCCATAACCTTCGGGATATGGCGACTCTGATAGTGGCGTACGGAGAGCCTGACCGCGAGTGCCAGCGATGGCTCCGGCGAATCCTGACGGATCTTGACTTCGCGTACGCCGCAGTCTTTGGTCCTGAATGGGGATCTACCATGGGGTTTGTGGCTCCGTGAAAAAAGTCTCACGAATCCGGCCTGCGGGGTAGCCAAAGGCCGGATCGTGGGGTAACGTTGGTCTTGTTGGGCCGGATGGAGGCCCTAGGCGAAAGGCGAAGAAAATGGCGAAGACCACGGTTCCCGCGACGGACGCGAAGCGTGCGGCTGACGAGAGCGTTCTGGCCGGCGTGACCGTTCCTGAGAGCGAGCGGAAGGGCAACGGAGGCGCGAGCCCGGCTGCGGCCGCGAAGCTGGCGGAGATCGCGAAGAACAAGGCGAACGGCTCGACTCCGGCCGCGAAGCCTCCGGTGCGGCGTACGCGGCGTCAGGCCGCTCCGGTCACCGTTACCCACACGGAGCCCACCGCTCCGGCCACGAAGGCTCCGGCGAAGGCCAAGCCCGCGACTCCGGCGAAGGCCACTCCGGCGACTCCGGCGCGGCGCTCCGCGCGGAAGGCTCCGGCGACTCCGGCTCCTGAGCCCGCTCCGGTTCCTGCGGCTGCGGCCGTTACCGCGCGGCAGGACAACCAGAAGCTCGCCCGCGAGGTCGCTGACCTGCTCGCGGAGCACTTCGGAGACCGCGATGAGGCGACTCAGACCAAGATCGCGAACTGGGTGAAGAGCCTTCCGACCGGAGGCGCGGCCTGGAAGCGCTACTGGCCCAAGGGTTTCGCGCGGCCTACCTCCGCTGACTGGGTCGTGCCGGCAGGCGAGACTCTTCCGGAGTAAGGCGCTTGACGGCCGGTACGGGAAACCGTACCGGCCTTTAGGCGCATAGAGAGACCAAGCGAAAGGCGAGGAAATGGCAGCAGACAAGAACTTCTCCTGGAAAGGTACGCTTGCGGAGGCTAATGATATCCGCACGGCCCTGGAGGAAAGGCACGCGGCGCTTACGGCGCGAATCGTGGAGCTTGATGATGAAGAGCGTGCGGAAGTCGGCCGCATCGAGAAAATGCTGAGGGTGGACTTCTGATGGTTCATCCCGATTACGCCAAGCGATTCAACCAGGCGCGCGATATCCGGCGCATTCTCATCCGGACGACTACGCGGCCGGTAACCAGTTCAGACCGCGAGCGGCTAACCGCCATCGCGAAAGACCTCAGCGAGTCGGCCAAGCTCGTGAAGCATGGCGGATATCTCATCGTCATCCTTCACTGGCCGGAAGATCCGGAGCGCGGGAATGAGGTTTATGGTCCGTTCGCGGACGAATCGAGCCAGATGGCATGGATCGATGAAGTTCGTGCGGCGAGCGATGGCGGAGACTTCCTGCTTGACGGAGTTCACTTTATCGCTACCCGGATGGACCGGCCATTTCCGGTCCAGAGATAGCCGGAAAAATTCAAGCCGGAGGCCGGTAAACCTCCGGCTCGTGATAGGCGTCTAAGTACGGTAGGGTACCTATCCGGCGCTAGGGCGTGCGGTCCTAGCACCGGGTAGGCGTACCGTCAAAGAGAGTACGCAAGTCAAGAAAGGCGAGAGGCGAAATGTCTGAAATCAACACCATCGAGTCGAGCGAGCACGAGGCCCAGGGCCAGCCCAGGAAGCGTTGGCTTCGCGGCCGGAGGCTTATCGCGGTTGCGGCCGTTCCGGTCGTCCTGGGAGGCGCTGTGGCCGTTGCTGTGGGCCTCACTGCCGGGCTCTCCGGCTCCGGCGCTCCGGCGACTCCGGCCGCTCAGCTGAGCGCGGACGGATTCCCGGTCACGATGGACATGAACCACCAGCAGCTTCTGGGGCTCCTGAACGCGAGCGGTAGCACATCAAGCACCGACGCGCAGCTGGCCGGCTCGATGTTCTCTACCGGCGCGATGGGGATGAAGAACGGCCAGGGCGAGGTTGTCCTGGAGATGACCGACTCCGGGAAGTCCCTACTCACCAACCCGACGATGATGAACGACTTCAAGGCCGGATTCGGCCAGAGCGGCACGGTCAAGGTCATCGGCAACTTCCTGGTGATCGATGGGAGCATGAACAACTAGCTATCGACGGCTCATCCGGAGCTGGGTGGGAGGGAAAGCAAGCCCCAGCTCCGGGTAAGCCTGCCGACCGGCAGGTGGTTCCAAAAGGAAAGGCTCAGAAATGAGTTCACGCAGGACCAAGCTCGTAGCGCTCGCGTCGGCCGTGGTGGCTGGCGGAGCCCTGACGGCCTCGCTCGCGGCTTCCTCCGCGAACGCCGCACCGATGGGCAACAGCCCCAGTAACATGAAGGCCGCAGCCTTCAGCCATCACCCGCGTGCGTGCGGATGGGATCTCGGAGCGAACACGCTGGACCTCACGTTCCAGGGCAACACGTTCACGTACCCGGTGTTCCTGGTCGCGAGTCGAGACGGTGCGGTCACCGGCGTCCTATTCGACAAGTACCTGCCCGGCCTGCTCACCGTCTCCGGCGACTGCTCCGGTGGCAACATCGAGCTGGACGTGAACTACCCGTCAATCGACCCTCAGGGCTCGCGAGCCGAGAACCTCATCGTCACGCCGGTTCCCGGTCACCCGCACCACGGCACCGTGGCCGGCGTCTGGGATGAGACCGGAAGCGAGGCCGGTTCCGGCGCGGCCTCATTCGAGATCCCGCTCCACCGCTAGGCCCACTAGGCGCGGCTAGCCGCGCGCTACGGAGCCCGGAGCCGTCCCGGACGGCTACCGGGCTCCGTCGCTTTCCCGGAAGCCGTAGCGTTCGCCTACGGCTCGTGCATGCGGTAGGATACGGAATGAGCGAGCGAAAGCCGCTCGCGGAAAGGCGAATGAAATGGCGAACATGGCGGAAGGCTCACGATGGGTCGATGAGGACATCGCGGCTCTCGCGGAGGTCGCGGAGGTCGCGGAGGTCGCGGAGGTCCCGGCCGATATCATGGCGGAAGGCCATCGATGGGTCGATGAGGACATCCGGGCTCTCGCGGCTCGCAAGAGCTAACCGGTGAGGCCGGAGGCCGGAGGTTCCCTAGTGGGCCTCCGGCCTCCGACATTTTCGTGCGAAATTGGGATAGACGGCTCCGGTGCTTTGAGGTAGTCTTGACTTGTTGGGCTCCGGTAGCTCGGAACCGGCCGGTTGCGGCGGACATGCTAGCGGGAAGGGCAGCGAGGCCGGAGCCCGATCTAACTCAAGAGAGGCGAGAGGCGAACCATGGAATTCAAGGCGATGGTGGAGTTTCTGATCCGGAACGGCTTCCCGGAGGATCACGCAGACCTGGTGGTCCACTGTGCTCAGGCCGGTACCGAATCCGGCGAGGCCGGTTCGGTCAAGGTACTCCGCGACGGACTGCCCTGGGAGGTTACGTATGACGGACTCTTCCGCGTGACGGTCGGCTGAGAGGATGCGCCCGGAGGCTTTACTTCCAAAGCCTCCGGGCGTAGTCTTGTTCTAGGCGAAGAAAGGCGAGGCGAGATGCTTACTCTGATGTACGTTCTGGGAATCTTTACCGGCGTCTGGGGTGCGTACTACGCGGCTCGCTTCAAGACCTGGGTCCACCGGGTAACCAAGCCGCGTACGCGGCGCGTAGTCCGGAGGCGAGCCCGGTGACTGATGCGGAGCGGCGCGAGCGCCGCTTGGCGACGTACCAGAAGTACAACTCAAGCAAGAAAGGCAAGATCCGATATGCCCGGTATGAGGCGGCTCATCCGGAGCGTGCGGAGGTGCGGTGGGAGCCCGCTAGGAACCGGCTCCACCACCAGGCGAAAGGCGAGAGCGATGATTGACTACGTGTGGGAATGGCTGGAGTACGTTATCTGGCTTCTCACCCATAGCGGAGGGAACGTGAATGACGTCATGGCCCACCTCTTTGAGCTATTCCAGGGCATGAAGCGGCTCGCCCTGATTTAGCAAAAACTACGCCGCGAGGTCTAGACTCCCTGGACTTTGCGGCGTAGTCTTGTCTTAGGCGAGGAAAGGACAGGGAGATGGCGAACCGGACTCCTGAGGAACTGGTAGGGATCATCGGCCGTATCGTCCGGATTCAGACGGCTCACCAGAACGAATGGTGTGACTGCGAGCGTTCCGGCTTCCTCGGTAGCGCCTATCTCTCGATGGAGGCGATTGAGACGCTACTGGCCGGAGCCGAGAGCGGGAATCTGCGGATGTTTTTGGAGGTGAATTGCGATGGTCTGGCTGATTAGCACGGCGTGTCTCCGTGGGGATTGCGGGAATTGCCGTGACCCGAAATGTAAGCACTCATGTCACTAACCGGACTCGCCCCACTCGAAACGGGCGCAGCGGGCTCTCTCAAGCCCGTCCTGCGCCCAGTCTGGTATTCCGAATGGGAAGCCGCTCGTGAGGTGGTCTGCGTTAGCCTCCGTCGCGTCTACCGCGACGTGCGGCCGTTCCATCGGGCAGCCGTGCTCCGGCCGCCAGGCGAGTCCCCAGAGACGGCCGTGGTAATGGAGCTGGACCGGCCAGAGAATTGAGCTGGGCCTTGGGATATCCGGGAATATGACGATATCGTTTCCGCTCCCACACTGGGCCATTCCGCAGGCGATTGCGTGAAGCCTCCGCATTCCGTCAAGGTCTAGGTAGCCTTTCACCTCAGCCCACTGGCCGGAGCCGAGCCAGAAATCAGGCAGGTAATTGATCCGGCCTCGCGGAGTTTCTACCCGGAAGCCTTGCGGCTCATAGTCCCATTCGATCTTGACTTCATTAAAGAACACGGCCCAGCGAGCTTCCAGACGGGAACGGAATTTGTACCCACCGTAGTTGGTCTCTATCGCTTTTATCGTCATGAGGGTATTCTAGCCGGAAACCCTAAGTTTCCGGAGGTCAAGATGAATGCTGACCGGGTAGCCGAGATCAAGCGCCACCTTGCTGCGGCGGAAGGCCCAGACCGCGATGCGAGCATTCACATGTGGGAGGCTGCTCGCCTTATCTGGGAAGAGATCGATAGCGGGAAGTCGCGCCGTGCGCTAGGCCAGGAAATCGGCAAGAGCCATACCCACGTCCGGTATATGTTCAACTGCTGGGACATCGTCGGCCGGAAGATTGGCGGGAAGCCGGAAGACCTTCCGCAATTCAGCGAGGTCTACCATTCCACCGAGGTGCGAGGCGAGCCATCTGAAGGCTCCGGCGATGGGCAGGGCAATAAGCGTAGGCGTGAGCCTCCGGACCATACTGCTCATGGTCTCGTTATGTCGGCCTCTGAGTCGATTGACGGCCTAGCCCGGAATCCGCCATACTGGGTGCTCTTGACGGAGGAAGACTGGACGGTGCTCCGCGAGCTTCCGGCCGTAATTGACGCTCTTATCGCGGATGCCGGTCACTTATGCGCTTATGCCATTAGAGCGGCGCTTAGTCTCGAATCGCTTATCCTGCCTCTTATCGCGTATCGCTTACCGCGAATCGAGCCCGCTTATTACGGATCTCTTAATGACACTAGCGCTTATGCCGCATAAGAGGTATGCTTCATATAAGCGGGCCACCTGGGGCGTGTAGCACCCTAGGTGGCCCTAGAACCTAGCTAGGAGGTTCCTATGCCGGATATTAACGCTCCGGGCTCGCGCGGCGCTACCCTACGCCGCTTTCTGCGAGTCGCTTATTCGCGCTTTCTCTGGCTCATCGTACTCGTGCCAACGCTAGGCGTCAGCGCGTACTCGTTTTACTGGGTCGGTACTCACTTTGGGGTGCCGCCGCTTATCGCGATCTTCATCAGTACGTGTTTCGACGGCTCCGCGCTCGTTGCGGCCGACTATTCGCTGAAGTATGCGGAGAAAGGAATGTCACCTACAAAGCCACAGGCATTCGTTCGTGTGGTGGCGCTGACGTCTGCTTTCCTCCAGACATTTCACGCGAAGCTGGCCGGCGAGCCGCGCGGCGCATGGGTGATGTGGGCAGCCCTGCCGGTAATCGCGGTTGTCCTTTACGACATCCATATTTCATTCGAGCGACGGAAGGCGCTCGCCCGTTCCGGTCAGGTCTATCCGGCTCCGCTACCGAAATGGGGCCTGGCTTCCTGGAGCCTGTTCTTCCTCTCAACCCTGAACGCGCTCCGCGACGTAACGCTGGCTAGGCGCGAGGCTCTCAAGACCGTGGCGCTTCAAGTCGCATCGGACTTCCGGCGCGAGGCCGACAGGACCAGGAACACGCGCGAGCGTATCGAGCCGGTAGCGGACGTCATCGAGCTAGAGCCGACCGCAGATGGGGCCACAGTCGCGCCAGAGCATGTGATGGCAGAGCACCGCGCGAGGCACGCGGCCGGAACGTCCCGGAGGCCGCACAGCGGCTCCTGGGCTCAGAGGCACTCGCCGGAGCGTGAGATCAAGGACTGGGCGCGGACGCAGCCCGCATTCCGGGATCAGGTAGGCCAGCGCGGGAAGACTCCGGCGCGTATCAAGGAAGCGTTCTATCAGGCGCATCCGGACAAGAGGCCGTTATGTTTGATCTCATAATGCGCCACCTCCATGTAGCCTGGTGGATTCCGTTTGTGTTCTGGTTCGCGCTCTATACCGTTACCGCGTGCGCCTGGGTTATTAACGGCTACGCCCAGGAGTACCTAGGCTGGCGCCATCCTGGCCGGCCTGGGAAGATCCATAAGGTTCTGGTGCGCTGGCATACCGGGCTCCACGTCCATCCGGACAAGAGCTATGGCGATGAGCGGAAGAACCGCAAGACGGCCGGAGGCTCTACCCGCGCAACGGCTGAAGGCACGATCGTGTATTTCGCGCTTCACTCGCGCAAATACCGGTTCTTCCGGAATAACCTCATTACGTTCTTTGTCCTGGTCCTGCTAAGCTGTATGGCTATCGATCCGGCCGATACCGTCATTTCTGTGACGCTGACTATCCTTACGGTATTCCTTGCGCTAACCGTCTCGTTTGTAATGCGGAAGCGCGAGCAGTTCCGGAAGGCTCGCCCGCAGCATAGGCCAGCCATTGCCCGGACGACCGCAGCCAAGGCCGTATTCCGGGAAGACACGCTTACGGAAGGCACAAAGCCGGTACTCATTGAGGAAGAGAAGCCACAGCTGGAAGGCGTACCCAAGAACGTTCTTGCGAACCTACTCGCTGGAAAGATGGGCGTGTCGGCAGTCGAGATCAATGCGCGGCTCCGGCTCTCGCCGGATCAGGGTGCGCTCCAGCTACCGGACGCCTATGCGGCGCTTCAGAAAGAACGCGAGTCCGTTGAGGAGATCATCGAGGCACATACGGACGGCAAGGTCGCATTCCGGTGGGCCACCACGACTACGCCGCGCACCCTGTTCTGGACTCCGGTAATCGAGCCTAAGCTGCCGGACAAGGTTCTCTTCCGCGACTACCTACCGCAGCTGGAGGCGCTTCCAGCGCGTGAGACCGGTCTGGGCGTCCGGGCTAACCGCGATATGTACGTCCAGAGTCATAACGGAGACCTTCCGTGGTGGTGCCGCTTTATGGGCTCCGGTACTGGGAAGTCGCACAGCTTCCTCATCAAAGCAGCGCAGATCGCGCATAAGGACCCAGCAGCCGATATCTACTGCTTTGATACCAAGCAGGTTTCATTCGAGATGCTCCATGATATTCCCGGCATCACGATCTTTGATGATCCGGTCACCGGAATGGATAAGATCTGGACTGGTTTCTATAACCTTGCCGGAATCCTGGAGAGCCGGTATACAGCCGTCCGGGAGAAGCGAGCGAGGCTCAGTGACTTCAATGACATCTGGGTATTCGTCGATGAGGGAAACCACCTAGGCGGCAAGCTCAAGACGTACTGGACTAAAAACCTAGGCGAATCGAGCGCGAGCCCATCGATATGGGCTGAGGCTATCGCTCCGCTACTCCAGCAAGGCCGCCAGGCGAATATGTTCGGTGAGATGATGTTCCAGGATCTTACCGACCGTGCTATGGGAGGCCAGTCGCTCAAGTTCGCGTTTAGCGCATTCTGCGCGGCCGGATTCCAGCCAAATCAGTTCACCCGGACGGTTGGCCCGCCAGCAGCCGAATGCCTGGAAGGTCCAGGGCGTATACTTGTGTGTCAAGGGAATAAGAGAACTTGGACGCAAGGCTTTATGGATGACGAGCAATGGCTTCATGACTACGCGCTCGCTAACCGGAGAGGAAGGAAAGTATGAGGAAATGGATGGAGCGCCAGTGTGGCCGGCTGAACTTCTCTCCGGCGATGTCGGTGCTCTGTATTCTGATCGCGCTTGCGGTAATCGTTTACGTCTACCGCCACCTCATCATCATGACGCTGCTGTACTTCCTACTCGCGGCTGGCATCCTGTTCGCGATTATGGCGACGGTTGCCCTGGCGGTGAATTACTACCGCTGGCAGAAGCGGCGTACGGAGGCCGCGATTTCGGCAGAGATCAAGGCCCACGGAGCCGGTATCGAGCGCTCTGGCTCCCTGACGGCTCCGCTCCCGGATGCCGACATGCCGCGTCCGGTCTCGCCGGAAGACATGAGGCGGACGGCCGACTGGCTCTCCAACCCCGGTACGGAGCTGACCTGGAGCGCGGACGGCAAGACGCTAACCGCCAAGGATGGTGATGCATGACCGGCGTCTCGTGGGGATAACACACACTGTTCGAAATTGGTTTCCGTTCGAATGCAATACCGGTTCCGCAAGCTGAAAAAAGTTTGCGGAACCGTTTTGTTTCTGCCAAACATGGGGTAGACTTGCCGTAGGCAAGAACGAAAGGCGAGGAAAATGAAAGTTACGGTAGTCAAGAACTGGCAAGGCCGGGAAGAGATCCACAAGGCCGGCTGCTCCGACCTCAAGCGCCGGAATCGGCCTTACCGGCTCGCGGACGCGATGACGATGGAGGCCGCAAGTGAGGCCGATATCTTCGCGAGCTACTGGGACTGTATAGCGGATGAGGCCGTGGCGAATGGCGACTATGCGACCGTAGAGCACGTCTGGTGGGCGTGGCAGTCCGAATTCTCCGTGAAGCCGTGCGCGAAGGAACTGCCTCCGATGGCTGACCCTAACAAGGCTCCGGCTCTGGCTCCGGCTCCGGCTCCGGCCGCGAACGGAAAGGGCAAGCGGAGCGCGAACCAGGAGACGGCTCGCTGGCTGGTAGACCTCGTGGCCGCTCACGCGGGCGAGCTAGAGCCGGAGCAGCTCCAGAAGGCCGTGAACTGGCTGAGCCACCTTCCGACCGGAGGCGAGGGTGCTGGCCCGCTCCGGTATTGGCCGGAAGGCCTGGTGCGGCCGGACAAGGCTGACTGGCGGTAGGGAACGGGCGAGCGGCCGGAGGAATCTCCTCCGGCCGCTTTGCTTTTTGGCAGACGTGAGGTAAGCTTGCCCTAGCGGCCGGAGGAACCGGCCGGAGGCGAGAGGCGAGGAAATGGCGAATCTGACTACCATGGAACACGGGCTAGCGCTCGCGGCGCTCTACGTCGCGGAAGCCGTAGACACGGCCGGAACCGGCGATGGTCCGATGAGCGGCTACTGGGCGGAAGAGCACACGACTCCGGACACCGAGGAAGATGTGCTGCCGAGCACGCTCTACGGTGGTCCGGGCGAGAACAAGCCGCGCTCCGGCTTTACGCTGTGGAACGGAGCGCACGGCTACCGTGTGACTATCGAGCCGCTAGAGTGGACGCAGCGGCCGGAGGCCGTTCCGTCCGAGACGTGGCACCGGACTCGCCACCCGTAGGCGAGCTAGCGAGCGGCCGGAGGTTAGCACCTCCGGCCGCTTTGCTTTTTGGCAGTAGTGCGGTAAGCTTGCCGTAGGCGAACGAAAGGCGAGGAAATGAACGAGATGAGCTGGAAGGCCGGAGAGCGGTGCGAGCGGCACGAGCAGGGCTGGTGTGCGGAGTGCCGGCCGGTAATCGTCCCGGAGCCTGCTCCGGTATCCGCTCCGGTAGCGAAGGTGCGGAAGCCAGCTTTCCAGTGGACTTACCGGAGCGTTAACACGGCTCTGAAGGCCGTGGACGTAGCCGTCAAAGAGACGCTAGCCGACAATCCGGAGATGGCCTCCGTGGAAGACTCCGTTTACTGGGAGATCTGCCAGGCGATTCAGTTTGACACCGCTCCGGCCGCGCGGCGCGAGCTAGCGCGGGTAACCGGCGTGGCCCTGATCGACCGGTAGCCGAGAGCGAGTGACGGCCGGAGGATTCCTCCGGCCGTTTTGCTTTTTGGCAGAACTGGGGTAGACTTGCCGTAGGCAAGGCGAGAGGCGAGGAAATGGGACAGAAGCGGCAGGATGAGACTCCGATAGCGGTTGCGCGCGCGGATGCGTTCGCTCGCGAGGCGCGGAAGTATGGTCTCCGGGCTCGCGTGGAAGTCGAGACCCATCCGGCTGAGTACTACAAGCACGAGCCGACTGAGATCATGCTCGCGGAGCGGATTACCGCGTGGGCGATCGTGGATGACGAATGGCTCGGAGTCTTTGGAGACCACCTGATGGTCGGATGGTCTTCCGTCCGTCCGGGGCAGGCCGGATACTCCGCGACTACGCGGTTCATGTCCGGGAACGTCTCCCGGACGCTGCTCCCTACCAAGAAGCTTTCGGAGCGTGCGTCGTGGAGCGAGCTAGCGAACTACCGCTACCGGCTCGATGACCCTGCTAAGTACGGTATCAAAGAGGACACCACGCCGGAGTCGGCGTGGTCGTGGAGCAAGTGAGAGGAAGCGCCTCCGGGCGAGCGATCTGTACGGGTGCGGAAGAACGATAGGTACAAAGTGGAAGTCCAGTCATACGTAGGCGAGCCGCGAAAGCTCGTGCTATGGGCGCGAGGCGAGATAGGGTGGATCTGGCAGCAGTCGATGCCCATCCCGGACGGCCTAGATGCGGCGTGGCTGGAAAATGACGTACTAAACCGGCTCGCGTAGGAAGCGCAGAACCGGTATACTTGTGCGTGGAGCCGGAGCCCGGCATTGTAGGTGGCCCAGTCCCGAAAGCAATCGGGCCAGTAGGGACGTAACTGCCGAAGTGGAGCGCTCCGGCTCCCCAAGGCGAAACGAGGAAGGCGAGAGATGGACCTCAGCAAGACCCTAAAGACAATCCGTGGGCTCTACGCGAAGGCAGAGAGCCTGGAGGCGATGGGCTCTCCGGACAACATTAAGGAAGCGGATACCTACCGCGCCAAGGCCGATGGCCTTATGCAGCAGTACGCGGTAGAGGAATGGCAGCTCCTGAACGTAGCGGCTACCGGCCTAAAGCCGTCAAAGATCCGCATCGAGATCGGGATGTGGGATAGCCCGTTCCGCGACGAAACGGCGACGCTGGTCTATATCGTCGCCAAGTTCTGTAAGTGCGCTTCCATCCAGATCATGGACTCCGGGAAATACCGGGGCACCGAGGATTGGTGCGAGGTCTACGGGTACGAGAGTGACCTGCGGTATTTCGAGCTTCTGTATACGTCGCTATTCCTCCACATGAGCGGCGCTATTTTCCCCAAGCCGAATCCGGCGTTGTCGCTAGGCGAGAATGCCTACATTCTCCACAATGCGGGAATGAACTGGTTTGACATCGCCAAGGCGTATGGCTGGCGCGAAGTCACGAGCCGTCCGGGCGAAGCCAAGTACATGTATGTGAACGAGAGCCTCCATCCGGGCGAGCGGATCTCCTGGGCCAAGAGCATCGGCCGGATCAAGGCCGCGTACGTCGCGGAGATTGCGCGCCGTGGCGAGGTATTCTTCAGGATTCCGCCATCCGGCTCTGAGACGTTCCGGCGCAACGCGGCGCAGGGATACCTCACACAGATCCGGTCTCGGCTCACAAAGATGGCCGGCGAGCGCGGAGCCGGTACGGAGCTGGTCCTGCGCGACAAGACGCAGAACGTAGCCGATATGCTCGCGGCTGAGCATCCCGACAAGAAAGCCTCCGGTACCAAGAACCTCCGGTATAACCATGATGCCTACCAGCTAGGCGTACGCCATGCGAACATGGCTGACTTGAACCCGGCAGCGGGCTCGCCTAGGCGCGGAGCGATCTCGTGAGGAAGCACAAGGCCACCGTCGCCATCGGAGCGACGGTGGCCGGCTATCTAGCCGCGTACCAGCTCCACGGCCCAGAGACGCTGGCTCTGCGCCGCGTAGGCGTACTCCTGATGCTAGCCGGAATTGTCTGGCTCGCGCTCCGCATCGTTAGGAGAGGTCGATGAGAGACAAAACCTTTGCGACGGTAGGCGTTGTAGCCGCAGTCGGTTCGCTAGTTGCGTTCGCCGGATCATCAAACGATCCAGGATTCATCAGAGTCGCCTCGCTCGTACTTGGGTGCGTGATCCTGCTAGTCATCTGGTTCGGGAAGCCGCACTGAAATTTTGCTTTCCGGCCGGTCTGGGGTATAGTTGTCTCTAGTCGGCCGGAGAGAAGATCCGGCGAAGCGAAAGGCGAGGAAAATGGCGAGTATCAAGTGCGGACACTGCCGGAAGATCCACGAGAGTGCGGCGGCTGTGTTCCGGTGCTCGATGAACCAGGCGAACGAAACCGCGCGTGCGGCCGCTCCGGCGACGGAGACCGCTACCGGTCACCGGCTAGGCGTCCGTGAGAACAAGTTCGCTCAGGACTGCGCGAAGTGCGGTCACGAGGTCGCGGCGCTAGCCGGAAGGCTAGAGCGGAACGCGAGCGGCCGGTGGGACGTTTACCACATGGATGGTCAGTGCGGCGAGATCGTTCGTAACCCTAAGCAGGGCGGCAAGTTCCCGGAAGGCTTTAAGGCGATTCCGGCCGGACACTACGCGGTCAAGTCGCTTACCGGTAACAACGATCTCGATTTCTTCCGGGTTGACCGGCCGACTGAGGGACGGCACGCCGGAAGGATTTTCGTGAAGCGGGTCATCGGTGGGAAGCCGGAAGCTCCGGTTCACGGCTCTACCCGCTACGCGGCGCTAGAGGCGATCGTGAAGGCCGGAGTCGATGCGGCCGGATTCCTCTACGGTCAGGAGCTAGGCCGGTGCCGGAAGTGTAACCGCCACCTTACCGATGAAACTTCGCGCTCGCTCTCGATGGGCCCGGAGTGCCGGAGTAAGTAACAAGACGTCAGACGGGCGAGGCGCTATCCTACGGGTAGCGCCTCGCGGCGCAGAAAGGCGATACCATGAAAACCTACCACGTAGTAATCGAGCCGATGGACGGCTACCAGAGCGAGAGCGAATTCCAGGCCCAGATTCTCCACATGGAGTACACGTTCACTATCGGTGACCGGGCTCCGGAGAAAGACCCAGAGGTCTTGGTGCGTGGCTTCCTTCGCGACTCCCACCTATTCCGGTACGTCAAGGTCACGGAGCTGCGCGAGGCCGATACGTCCTGCGCCGGAATCGAGACGGCTCCGGACTCACCGCCGCTTACGGCTCCGGAGTCCGGACTGACCGATATCTGCGAGGTCTGCCGGAAGTCCCATTCCGACGCTAAAGAGACCGTCAGGTTCAGCAGTCTCCTGACGTTCTATCCGGGGCACGAGTACGTCATCCGCACCAAGACCTCGCAGCAAAAATACGCGCGAGAATGGCGGATGGGATATATCGGTTTCGGAATGGGGATGCAGTTCTCGGCTCGCGGTCCTGACCGGACGCACGGAGGCCAGTACGGAGGTACCCAGCAAATCGACCTCGCGATGATAATCGGAGCGCGCGAGGTAGAGCGTGACGATTCGCTCCGCTATACCGGAAAGGTAGTCAAGTAATGCCACCGTTCATTTCCCTCATGTTCCCGTCCATGATTCCGGCGACGGTTCCGGCCGAATCCGGAAGACACGAGGCTCCCACGACCAAGCGCTGCGGTAACTGCGGAGCCGTTAATCCGGCTGGCGCTAGTAAGTGTGGCGGATGTAGCAAGTCATTCTAGGCCGATTACCGGTGGAGTAGACTACCGGTATCCCAACGCTCGAAAGGCGAGACAATGGCAAGAACGTCCAGTAACCCCACTCCTGAGGAAGTCGTCCGCGAGTACCTCAAGGGCAGGAAGCTTTCCGGCTCCGGCCGTGCGACGTACGTTGGCCCGGAGGATGCGGCGCTGTGGGCGCGCGAGATCGCGGAGCGGCTTCCCAAGTCCACGAACGTCAAGGCCTGGGTCGGCTACGGTCCTGACCGGAAGGCCGTACTCTTCACCGGGAAGTCCAAGGCCGAGATCAAAGAGAAGTGGGAGGCATCGATTGGCGTTACCGACGCGAAGCGTCAGGTGCGCGTGGTCTTCACGGCCTCCGGCGTCTACCGCTACTCGTTCACGGCCGCAGACTTCTCTACCCACGACATCTGGATCGTGGAAGCCGGAATGGAGGGTTTCGGTGCTTAATGTAGTCCCTACGGTCTACATTCCGACGATGGGCCGGTACGACAATCTCAGGAAGATCGTACCGGCCTGGCTGGCACAAGGGCTTGACGTACGGCTCGTGGTAGACCAAAGCGAATTCAGGGAACATGTACGGCTCCGCGATAGCCTCCGGTGGCAGAAACGGGTCCACGTGGTCCCGGTAAGCAAAAGCTATCCAAGGGGAATCGGAGCCGCGCGGCGCTTCTGCGTAAACCACGCACGGCGTGCCTTCCTAACGGCTATCATTATGGCCGACGATGATATGCGGCCGGATACCGACGTTGCGCCGCTACTTGCGGAAGCCGCTCAGGATGACGTCCTGGGAATCGGAGCCGTCCGCTCTATTCATGACCGGTTTACCGGAGGCGCTATCACTCGGCTCCGGAAGGAAGGCGCTGGCCCGATTCTCTGCCCCGGAGGCTGGGGATTCCAGCTATTCGGCCTCAACCTCAAGAACGCAGTCGCATTCGGCAATTTCGATGACCGGCTCCACACGGCCGGAGAGGATGCGGAGCTAGCCCGGAATGGGATCGTGAACGGCTACCCGTGGATGGTCCACTGTGAGGTCGTGTGCTCGGCTATCGGAGCCCGGTACGCGGCCGGAGGAATCAACACCAGGTTCTCTGCCCCGGAGCGCCGGAGCGAGGCAGAGCTAGAGTGTCTGGCGCTCATTCATGAACGGTGGCCGGAGTATACCAACGAGCCCGGAAAGCGCCTCCGGATGGCCTGGCAGAAGATGCTGGACGACAACATCGCTGAATGGCGCTCGCTATCCGCTCTTCACGGAGGTCAGCTATGAACCGACAGGAATTTATCGCTCACCTCCGCGACGGAAAGCCGGCCACGCTAGCCGTCCAGGAGATAACCGGTATCATGCCGGAGATAGTCACCATCGCTTCCTGGAATCTGCTAGGTCAGTATATCCGGAAAGGCGTAATGGTGGCCGGCCCACTCATGGCGGCAATCGTCTCAATCGAACTTCACACGGACTCGATAGATCCGGCGCTCATGAACCGGATCATCTCTGGCGAGCCGACCGGAGCCGTCTTGGAGGGAATGACGCGGAACTGCCGCGTGGTAGAGCGCGAGATAGCCGTCCAGGCTTTCGCTGGCCTGGTCTATCAAGGCCAGTGTATCGGGAACTGCGTAGAGGTCTTCACAGAAAGCCTATTCCAGTGAATGTGCTATTCGTCGATGGTCCGGAAGCCGGAGAGATACGCGACGTTAAGGGATGGCGTATCCAGGCGTATGTGCCTGCTACAAGCCCGATTCTTGGCGACCCTAATGATGAAGTCGCGCTAAAGCCTCTCGTCTATCACATCCACAGGTTTGTGATCTGCGGGCGTATCCTCCGGCTCGCCTCGCTCAAGCTGAATGCGGATGATATCAACCTATACCGTGTATTCAGCCTCATCGTATCGGACAAGGGAAAGGCAGTGGCAGAATGAGTCTTCAGAAAGGCGACCGGTACCTATGGCATGGAGTCCATATTGAAGTGACTCGCGTAGCGTCGGACGGCCGATGGGCTAACATCAAGTGCTACACGGGCGAGCCTGGTGCGGAAGACTACCATGAGTGGACCAAGGAACAGCCGACTCCGGAAGGCCGTTTCCCAGACGACTGGGAGCTGGCCTCTGACGGGCCAGAGCCAGCCACAGGGCCCATCTCCGGCGTATCCGGGACGGTAGCGCCTCCGGGAGCGTAGCGGTGCTCTCTGGGCCATGCATCATCGACTCGACTTCAGCCCCGGTCTGCGGTAGGATTGGGGTCTGAAGGCGAGGAAAGGCGAAAGATGAAAGCGTCAATCACGACGGACGGCCGGAGGATTCTGGCCCGAATCGACTACGCGAACGGCAGGGGCCGTGACGCGGCAAAGCGTGTTCCCGGAGCGGAGCCGGTATGGGACAAGACCGGTGAGCGGGATGTCTTCAGGCACTGGAGCTACCCACTCACGATGGACACGTGCCGTGCGTTCCGGAAGGAATTTGGCGATGAGCTGACCATCCTGCCGGTACTCGCGAAGTGGGCCCAGGAGGAAGTCACTCGTGAGCGCTCGCTCGAAACGCTCCGTGCGGAGGCAATCGAGTCTGTAGACCTCTCGCGCGTTGAGCTGGAGGCTCCGGCGCTTTACGCGGCGCTCCAGAACCGGCGCTACCAGATCAGCGGTGTTGGCTTTATCCTGACCGGCCGTACCGTCGTGCTAGGCGATGACCCAGGACTGGGCAAGACGCTCCAGGGACTAGCGGCCGTGATTCAGGACGGAGCCCGGCAGATCATGGTGGCCTGCCGGCGTACGGCTACGCGAGCCGTCTGGGAGCGCGAGACCTTGCGGTGGGCTCCGGGCATCACGACGTTCGTGGCCCAGGGCTCCGCGACGGAGCGTAAGGCCGTTATGGCTGCCTTCGCGGCTTTCGACGGCCAGAAGATGCTGATTATCAACATCGAGATGATGCGGGCGAAGCGAATCGAGATCTGCCCGGACGGTGGCGAGAATTACTGCCCGTTTGAGGCTGCTAAGCGGACTAAGCCACAGGGCCATAAGCACACGATCAAGGCGATTCCGCTCTGGCCGTTCCTTTCCGCGACGGAATGGGATGCTCTCATTATCGATGAGTGCCACAATGCGCTCGCGTCTACCAAAAACGTTCAGTCTAAGTCGATTACCCAATGGCGTTTCGGTGCGATGCAGATTCGCCGGAGGCTCCGCGCTAACGGCCTCGCAATCGCGATGTCTGGGACTCCTTTCCGGTCTAAGCTGGAGAAGGCATGGGGCACCCTGAACTGGCTCGCGCCGGAGAAGTTCTCTAGCTTCTGGCGCTGGGCTGAGCAGCATTTCGGAGTCGAGCAGGGCCGGTACGCCAAGGTCATCGGTGGCGGCGCGAAGGTTCTAGAGCCGAAAGACGCAGACGCCTGGCAGCGGATGCTCCGGCCGTGGTACCTGAAGCGGACCAAGAAAGACGCTGCGCCGGATCTTCCCGACATTGTCTTTGCCGGTACTCCGATAGCGGAAGGCGAAGACTCGCCCTGCTACGTCCAGATCGAAATGGACCCTGTCCAGGCCAAGCTTTACTGGGAGATGGAAGCGGACGCAGAGGCCCACACGCCTACCGGGAAGATCACGGCTACTGGCGTACTCGCGGAGATTACGCGGCTACGGCAGTTCGCAAACGCAAGCGGAATCCACATGGGAGGCCGTGCGGTAAATCCGGCTCTGCCGTCCGGGAAGATCGAATGGCTTGTCGATTTCGTTAACGAGCGCGAGGACACCGGCGTCAAGGTCGTGATCGCCTCAAGCTTCAGCGAGATGGTTGAGCTGACGGCCTCCGTACTCCGGAAGGAATGCGGCGTGGAAGTCCTAACGCTAACCGGTGCGACCTCCGACCGTGACCGGGCTCGCCTCGTGGAGCGCTTCCAGGATGAGAATGACTCGCTCCGGGTAGTCGTGATAAACCGGAATGCCGGTGGCGAGTCGATTACCCTAGACCGTGCGGACGATATGGTTGTTATCGACCAGCCGTGGATCTCGGATACCGATGAGCAGCTGATCGCCCGGATCCACCGCGTCTCGCGTATCCACCAGGTTACCGTGTACCGGCTGATTTCCTCTGGTACGATCGACGAATGGATGGCGAGCCTTACCGACGAACAGCGTGAGGTTATCAAGGGTGCGAGCCCGGAAGCGCTCGCGGAGTACGCAATAGCAGGGAGCAAGTGATGGAGCAGAATGACTGGGCGGCAGCCCGGAGGCTACGCGATCAGATGCGCGAGAATATGACGCCTCGCGGCCGGCAGCTAGTACGGCTAACGGAAGTCGAGCACGATATGATGCCGGAGGCCGTTGACGATTTTGTCTTTACGGCTCTCGTCAACGTACTCACGGAATACCGGGAAGACCTTGGGAGCAAAGTCATCCGGACGTTCCGTGTAATCGAGTCGGACCCAGAGGAAGGCTGGATTGAATTCTACATCCAGCTAAACGGAGAGCAGGCGACAAGCGACGTTTACCGGTTCCGCCTGATTATGGAGATGATCTAGTGAGCGCTAAGCAACCGAGGATTCCGACGATAGGCGACCTTGAGAACGCCATCGGCCGGATGGGCGACGGCTCCGGCGAGGAAGCGCTAGATGAGGACTCCAAGGTTCAGGTCCAGGTGGCCGGCCGTCTCTGGAGCATATTCGGCCTCCGGTACGATTCCCGGACGGACACAGTAGTCATAGTAACGGAGGATGGTCCGTGAATAATTCGCAGCCGTCTCTCCCACCGCCGCACTCGCGGACGGAGATAGTCATCCTTGTGGTACTGGTGACGATTCTCGGAATCGCGGCTATTGTACTTATCGAACTTACAGGAGGTTTCAGGTAATGCCATCACTAGTCTTCAGGCTCGCTCTCATGGGCCCACTAATCGCCGGAGTATTCATTGGTGGTATTTACGCCAAGATCGCGGTAGCTATATTCATGCTACTGACCGCGATGTTCTCGGAGATAGCCTCCGTGCTCGCCTGGAAGCACGATGCGGAGATCAAGCAGCTACAGGCAGCCGTCTCCGCTCGCACGACGATTCAGGCGATGATCCGGAGGCTGGGGTGAAGCTGATCCTCTCGCGGCCTCGCTACGCGAACGTCCAGGAGCTAATCACTCACCTCACGAGGGATTATGGCTTTACCGAGGATGAGGTGCGCCTCACCATTATCCCGGTAACGGCCGAACACGAATCGCAAGAATGGAAAATCGACGGTGGCGGATGGGTAACCGTCCGCTATTACGGGCTGTCCAGATTTGGCCTGGAGGAACATTCAGGAAACCGGCAGGCGAAAAAGGTAGCCACACCCCACCCCCGCAGGTATAGTCGAGATATACCTGATCTATCGGAAAACCGAAAGGACAATACAATGCCCGCACGAGGCCGTAGGCAGAGCGCCCAGGCTGCTCCCCCGGAGCCGGAGACGCAGAACGGTGACGTGGACTTCTCCGTTTACCTCACCAAGGACATTTCCGACACGATGACCGACTACATCACCTGGTTCGAGCAGAACGTGGCCAAGCTGGAGGATGTCGAGATCGACCGGCTCCTGGTGCTCGGCAGCTCGCTCTACCCGCACTTCCAGAAGTCCGACTTCAACATCGAGCGGCGCGAGGCGCGGCGCGCGGCGCGCGAGGCCGCGAGCGAGCCGGAGCCAGCCGCTGCCACTCCGGCGCGGCGCGGAGGCCGCGCGGCGTCCGCGAAGCCCGCAGCGGCAGCCTCTGCCCCGGCAGGAGGCAAGCCTGCGGCGCGTGGCCGGCGAGGCTCGCGTGCGACGGCCACGGCCGGTGCCGGTGCCGCGACTCCGGATGCTCCGTTCTAGGCCGCTGGGCCTGGCCACCGATAAGCTTCCCCCAATCGGATGGCCAGGCCTAGCATTACATAGGCGAGGCGAGATGAAGTTCAAAGGCAATTCCTTCGCGAACGGTCCAGGCAGTAAGTACGGCTCTACCTATGTCTGGCGTGACGTTCCCGGAGGAAACCCCAACCGTTCCTATTTCGATGAGGAAGACAACCACGACGGCCTAAGCTGGTAGCCCAGCTTCCTTGAGCGCTCCGTACGCCCGTGCCCGTTTCACGGACGTACGGAGCCCTGAGGGAAAAGGCAAGGAAAGGCGAGGCTATGGATACAGGTTCCATTCCGGTACTCCGGACGTCAGAGCGCGCTGCTTTCAAGCGCTGCCCGCAACGGTGGTGGTGGGAATACCGGGAAGGCTGGAAGCCTCGCGGCCAGCAGGCTGATGCGCTCTGGTTCGGAATCGGTATCCACCAGGCGCTCGCGGAATGGTACCTAAAGGGAAAGCGCCGTGGCCCGCATCCGGCCGATACCTGGCGGGAATGGACGGCCGATGAGATCCGGTACGCCCGGACGTATCTTGACGATACATTCGATGAGCCTGTGTGGATGGATGCGCGCGAGCTAGGTACGGCTATGCTTGAGGAATACGTGGACCATTACGGGAAAGATCCGCAATGGTCCATCATAGCAATCGAGCAGGAATTTGCCGTAAAGATAAACTTCCGTGGCGAGGTTGTCGCAATCTTCGCGTCCCGATGGGATGGCGTGCTCCGCGACCTTTCTACTGGTAAGCTATTCCTGCTAGAGAACAAGACGGCCTCGCAAATCGTGACGGCCTATCTTGAGCTTGACGATCAGGGCGGTAGCTACCTTGCGGTTGCTGAGGCCGTACTCCGGGCAAAAGGAATCCTCAAGGCTAACGAGCATATTGAGGGGATTATCTATAACTTCCTCCGGAAGGCTGCGCCGGATGAGCGGCCGGTAAACGCGGAAGGCCTGCGGCTCAACAAAGACCTTACTGTTTCCAAGAAACAGCCACCGCCGCTATTCCGGCGAGAGGTTATCTACCGCTCCGTAGCGGAGCAGGCGACTCAGCTAGAGCGGATTGCGGATGAGGTGGCAGTTATGAATGCTGTCCGTTCCGGTAGTATCCCTATTACGAAAACTCCGACAAAGGACTGCCCGCGCTGTCCGTTCTGGGGCGTGTGCGTACTTCACGAGCGGAACAAGACAGCCTACCGGACGGTGCTAAAGGCGAATTACGTCCAGGCCGACCCATACAAGGACATGAGGAAATCAGCATGAAAGCCTATCTCGCGGCGCAGTATGAGCGCTATCCGGAAATGTGCGGTTACCGGGACAAGCTCAAGAACCTAGGCGTTGTGGTAACCTCGCGCTGGATTGACGCACACGGCGGCAAGCTTACGGAGGCGCTAGGCGAGGATGAGCTGAACGCTGATCCCAACCGTGGCGTCAAGTATGCGCTCGCGGATATAGAAGATATCCACGCAGCCGATACGGTTATCAGCTTTACGGACGGGCGAGGCCGTGGCGGAAGGCACGTCGAATTCGGCATTTCCTGGGCGCTCAATAAGCGGCTGGTAATCGTCGGCCGTCGCGAGCACGTATTCCATACGCTTCCGGGCGTTACCTGTTTCAAGAACTTCCCTGAGCTTTACTACAACATCGAGATCGGAGCGTACAGCTAATGCCACCACGCAAGCCCGGTACGCGGCGCACGACTCCGGCCGCTACTGCTACCGTTACCGTTACCGATCTACCGGCGCGGCGTACGCCCGGACGGTCGAATCAGAACCAGAATAAGCAGACCGCGAAGCAGGCAAAGGAAGCTCCGCTGGCTATGGTGGAGACCGATGTCGAGATCGTGGTTGAGAGCCTCGCGGCTTCCGGCCGGAAGGCTCCCATCAACATTATCCTCCACGGTCCATCCGGCCACGGCAAGACGCTACTAGCCGGAGGCGCTTTCGCCGGAACCAGGCGCGGCGTATTCCTATCGACCGAAACGGAAGGCATTGCCTCCGCTCGCGCTATCGGCTCAAAGGCTGATCTTATCCGGGCTCCGTCTTGGGAGTATTGTACTTCCGGCGTCCAATGGGCGGAAAAGAACTTGGGCCTGGATGACTGGCTGGTAGTCGATTCCGGTAACGTCATGCAGGAAATGTATATGCGCTGGATTCTTGAGCGCGAAAACCGGGTCAACCCGCTCCGTGACCTAGACATTCCGGCCATCCAGAACCACCAGAAATACCAGAACGGATTCAAGCGGTGGGCGGCACGGCTAATTGCCGGCCAGTATAACGTGATATTCATCACGGCATCAATGACTACCGAGGATGCGGAAGGCGAGCCGCGCGTAATTCCGCTATTGCTCGGGAAGGGAAGTGAGATATCAGACACCGTTTCCTCTCAATTCTCCGTCGCGATATACTACGCGGTAGCGCGAGAGTCCAAGGAAATGACCGGAGAGGTTACACGGCGAGCCCTATTCCAGCCGCACCCTCCCTGGTATGCCAAGAACCGTTACCACAACGCGCTAGGCAAGACCTGGGACGTTCCGGAGAATTCATTCCTGGAGATGGGAAAGATTCTCGATAAGATAGAGGATTCGATCAAGAGAGGCGAGACGGAAAGTGGCGCGGAAGCTACCGGAGCCGGAAGGCCTGTGGCTAGCAGACCCGTACGGTCAGAGCGCCGTATGGCTGGGGCTGCACGTAGGCAAGCGTCATAGACATCTACGATTCGCATCAAAAGGCGAACACGAGGCCGATCACCGGCTACACCAACCCTGGCTAGATCACTATCACGAAAGGGACTGAGCTAATGACTAAGCTCCGTCGCGAAGACACGGCCGATATCGACATCAAGGCTCTCGATGCTGTTGAATACTCCACGGAGAAATTCGACACGTATTACGGCGAGGTGCCTCCGGTCGATACCGAACTCACCGGCTACGTCAAGCGGATGTGGTGGACCCGCACCGCGACTAAGCCTGACGGCACCGGGAACGATCCCATGCTGAAGATCCTGTGGGTCGCAGCCGAGAATGAAGGCGAGGATGCGGAGTTCAACGACTGCCCATTCTGGCTCAACGCTCCGCTCGTGGCCGGGGCCAAGTTCCGGTGGGCACCCTTCCTGGACTGCTACGGGATCACCCTCAAGGAAGTCAAATTCGACACTCACGTTCAGGAGGTGGACGACCAGAACGGCTGGCCCATCGAGCGCATCGGAAGCTTCCATCCGGGCGAGGAACACGATGAGGCCTGGTGCCGCATCATGACCGAGCAGGAGCCCTATAACGGTGCGATGCAGGCGCGTGTCGGCGTCTGGATGCCGTGGGACTCCGAGGAAGGCGAGCCGGAGGATGAAGGCGAGCCTGCGGATGACGAGTACGAGGATGAGGATGAAGGCGAGGAAGGCGAGCCGGAGGATGAAGGCGAGCCTGAAGAGCCCGCAGAGCCCGCTCCGGCGCGCGGCCGGAGGTCCACCGCTGCTCAGTCTCGCGGCGCTACGCGAGCCGCTAAGGCTCCGGCCGCTACCGCTACCGCTACGCGAGCCAGTAAGCCCAGAGCGGCTGGCTCTGCCCCGGCAAGGGCCAGTTCCGGGCGAGCGGCTAGCGGGAACGGAGCCCGTAGGACGACTAAGGCTGCTCAGCCTGCGGCACGAGGCCGTGGCCGGCGTTCCACGGACAATGAGCCGCCTTTTTAGCGAGCTGGACGACAAGGAATTTGTGGAGAGACTCAAGCGCGATCTCCAGAAAGCGCTCTGGGGAATTCACAGATGGGATTACTGATGCGCGTCACCGTTCTGGGATGCGGACCAGCCGGGCTGGCGGCCGCTCACGCGGCCTCCGGCCTTCTGGCCGATGTCCGGATTATCGCGCCTAAGCGGAAGACTCCGCAGAATGGCCCGATCTTCCTTAATACGCCACTGCCGGGAATTAGCACGGATCACCCGCAGGGCTTTATCAAGCAATTCGTGGTTGGCGGCTCTATCGTCGATTACGGAATCAAGCTTTACGGTGACGTCAACGTCGCGATTACCCGCGACGGTCACCTCAGGGAAGGCATCCATACCTGGGATATTCAGGAAGCGTACGACAAGATGTGGCGGATGTACTCGGAGTACATAGAAGATCGCGAGGTTAGGCCGGATGAAGTTGACGGCCTTGTGGCGGACTGCGACCTTGTGGTATCGACGGCTCCGAGGAACCTACTCTGCGAGGCTCCGGCGCAGCACGATTTCATCTACCAGCCAGTAGCGATGGTGTTCCATGCCTCCTATCCGGACCAGCCGGAGAATACCGTCATATTCAACGCCTACCCGGACGTTCCGTGGATACGGAGCGCGCGGATGTTCGGGCATGCGACTACCGAATTCCTACCAGACCGGGCTCCGGAGGAAGAGCACCGGATTATCAGGAAGCCGCTACGTACCAACTGTACGTGCCATCCTCGCGTTAAGCGGGTAGGCCGGTTTGGGACATGGAACAATATGTCCTGGATCGATACGGCCTATCTCGATACGCGGACGGCACTCATGGAAATGATCCATGCGACCGAATACGGGAGAATCCAGTGACCGAGAACAATAAGGTTCAGCGATGGGCCGATCCAGCCATGTTCGCAGCCGAGACGCTGGGAGCGGAAGGCGTGGAGCTAAAGCCCACCGTCACCGTTACGTCGATGACGGCAAACCCGCTCCGGGTAATCGGAGCCGTAGCGCGAACCTACCAGGGCAGGATGTGTTCTGATCCCAGCGAGATAACGCGAGCGGAGGCAACGCGCTACCTCGTGGATATCCGGCGCGGAAAGCTCAAGGCTCCGCTAGAATGGGTCCAGGTGGCCCTGATGTTCCACGGAGTCTCGCGCGACTTTACCCACCAGCTCGTGCGGCAGCGCACCGCGACGTACGCCCAGGAGTCGATGCGCTTCGCGGTTAAGGAAGATGCCGCCTACGCGGTGCCGACACCTCCGTCGATTCTCCTCATGGATGAGGATGACCCGTTCCGGGTAGCCTGGCGTGAGCACGTCAAGCGGACGGCCGACCTTTACCTCATGTTCGTGAACTCCGGCCGCGTACCGGCTGAGGATGCGCGGAAGGCGCTCCTGATCGGAACTGGGACCAGCGTCCAGTACCGGACTAACCTCCGCGACCTAATGGAGCACGCCGGAATGCGGCTGTGCTCCCAGGCCCAGTACGAATGGAAGGTCGTATGGGAGCAGATCGTGAAGGCGCTACTCGCCTACGGACCACACGAGGAACGGTGGCAGCAGCGCGCGATAGTCTCGCTATTCGCGCCTATCTGCTACCAGACCGGCAAGTGCGAGTTCATGGCGAGTACCGACCGGTGGTGCGTTATCCGTGACCGGGTAGAGGCGCACCACGTGAAAGGCGAGGCACCGTCGCAGTGGCACGATATCGACCCATACGAGCCTCTGGCGCGGCTCGCGGCTACTGATCTCCGGAGGAAATAATGTACCTGGGCCGTGAGTACATTCCGAATGGGACGGAGCCGTTCGCGCCACGAACGTATTCCTATGACTATACGGAGTACAATTTCTGGGCTGCTATGGCCCGGATCTTCCGGACAGCCGGCCTAGACCGGATAGGCGCGACGGAGGCTGACTCGATTCCGCTGCTCTCGCGAGAGGCCGATCAGTCAACTCCGTACCACAAGATGTACTACGCAGCATTCGAGCGCGAGGTCCAGCCGGTATACCGGCGTTTCGTCACCAACGTGATAGCGCCGTGTATGGCCGGCCCGTTTATCTACCAGAAGGTTCCCACGTTCCGGATCTCGCTACCCGGCAACGTAGCCGTAGGCGAATTCCATACGGACGGTGACTATAGCCACCAGGAAGGCGAAGTCAATTTCTGGCTTCCGGTAACCAATGCTGGCGGCTCGAATTCGGTCTATGTCGAGACCTATCCGGGTAGCAAGATCATGGAACCGGCCTCGCTCATACTCGGAGAGGTAATGGTGTTTGATGCCGTCCGCTCGCGTCACGGCAACCATATCAACACCACCGACCGGACTCGTGTCTCTATCGACTTCAGGGTAATCCTGAAGAGCGTATTCAAGCCTTCCGGCCTCCGTTCCGTTAACACGGGCACGCCGATGGATATCGGAGGCTATTTTGTAGAAGGTCCAGACATCGGCTCTGAGGAGTAGTAATGACTAGCTTTATCTCGCCGGAAGCCGTTTCGACGGACAAGCTTGACCGCGTCATTGAGGATGTGGTCGCGGAGCTACACCGGGCGCAGAAGCGCTTCCCGCCATTCCATTCGGCTCACGAGGGTTACGCGGTAATCCTGGAAGAGGAACAAGAGTTGTGGGATGAGATCCGGCTCAAGAGCGGCACACCGGAAGGCCGTAGGACGGAAGCCGTCCAGCTGGCTGCGATGGCGCTACGGTTCCTCCTGGACGTGTGCGATGGGTGAGCCGGAATTCTTCCAGCGGAAGCCGGAGCTATCGGCCGAACAAATCGCATCGGCCATGCTCCTGACTTTCCAGGAGATAGCCGAGAATTCCCACATTCACCGGTGGGATATAATAGGCGTATGGAAACCGAACCGGCCGGTTCACCCCAGAATTCAGGACGGCGTCATTACGGTGGTGCTCGTTAAGTGTTCTGAATGCGGACTTCCGCAAACGGTGAATCTCGGAGGCGACTGGTCGGAAGAACAAGTCAAGGCAGGAAAGGCGAGGAATGATGACGATGAATACTTCCCAGGGCGATGACGGACGGCACCGTCACGGGACTCCGCAGCTCCACGAGGCCGTAGAGGAAGACCGTATCCGCGAGGCCGCATACGACTTCATGAAGGCGCTAGGCCTGGAGCCTACTCCGGACGCGATCTCGCAGCTATCTGGACCGTTCGCGCTCGCTCTCACGATTATGTGCGAGCGCGGATACGATCCGGACGGCCGTTCCTGGAAGGTCAAGGGATGGAAAGGTCTTGTGGTCGATATCCTCAACAAAGCCGGAAGGATCAAGTTCCATTCCTGGGAGCACAGCGAATTCGATCCAGACTCCGCTATCGACCTCGTGAACTTCGCGGCTTTCTACTGGCGGCTGCGGAATGAAGGCTCCCGGTGGGGCTGGCTAGGCGAGCCGTCATGAGCGAGAACCTGGATGACTACTGCGAAATGCATAAGTGCCATCCTACGGAATG